AAGAGATATTAGCCAGCAGTCGTAGCCGGAGTGCCACTCGGAGTCCAAGCAACAAATCGGCCAAGCTGACTAAGAATGTACTGGCTCTGGTTGTAATTAGAAATATTGTTCTGTGCAGCGACGAGAGCAGCATTCGCATCGTCAAGACGATTCTGCAGCATCTGAGTCTTAATCTCGCAGCAACACTGATCCAGATGATAACCAAGCTGGTCAATCTTCTGGTTAACCTGGTTAAAGCCCTGAATAGCATTAATCAGATTAGTACTATTCTGCTGCAGCATAGCGTTCGTCTGAGCGTTAATAAGCTGAGCAGTTTCATAATTGTTGTTTGCAGTTTCAATAGCAATCGACTGAAGCTGGCCCTGAATTGCCTGGGTGCCAAGCTGGCTAGAAAGTTCAGAAGACGTGACATAATCACCACGACCTCCACCAAAGCCAAAGTTACCGCCGGCAAGGATCAGAAGCGCAAAGATCCAGAAGAAAGCACCGCCACCACTAAGCATACCATCGCGGCCATCCATAAGGGCCACCTCCGCAGGAGACATAGTATCCGCCATAGTTAAAGTCCTCCTAAGAGAATTTTAAGATTTTATATAAAACCGGCCGGAATTATATAACTACTTCATAAGCGAAAAGAGACTTGCAATTCGCTTTAATTTTGGGTTACTAGACATGGCCTTTTGAGCCATGGTTTTCATATCACCCATAGATTGCATTTGGGCTAAGACTTCATCGGGATCTAGCCCCATTTGTTTTGCCGCCATATAAAAAGCAGCCTTAGCATCTCCACCAGACTGTTGAATAGCGTTTTCAACTATGGATTCTCTATTAAAATTATTTTGAATTTGCTGAGTCGGTACTTGCATCAGATTTGGAGTTGTAGGATTTAGAGTTCCCGCTCGATTGTTTCTGGGACCGAATAAACTGGCCATTTAGCAATTCCTCCTTCAAGTCTTTCCCAAAATCTCCAAGAATAGTTTTAAGATCCTCAATTGTCACATACTGCGGTTCCGGGGGATCTTCGACTTCTGCATATGTACATTTCTTGAACATAATTTCGTTGCCATATTCATCAGTTTCCTTAACCCAGAAAACCATTTCATCTTCATCAAAAATAGCAACTCTAGAATTAGGCGGAATCTTAAACTTTTTTGCAACCTCATCGCCGCCTTTAATCACTATCTGGTTTATAGGTTGCTGAGAAACCACACGATTCATACTAGGTGTTTGAGGAATAGTAATTTGAGGAATTACAACTTGGGAACCTGGCATAATTGGCGAAGGATTTATCGCCGTTGGAGCATTTGTACCATTAAACATGCTCATGTTATGTCTCTCCTTTCAAGAAAACATATTCAAGGTGTTTCTGCATCTACATTGCAGCGCCATTCAAATTCTTTGGCAAGATCCTGATAAGCTGCCAAAACAAAAGAACTAGTGGGAGGATCAAATATAATTTTTACTTTTGCAAATACATAGTCTTGCACAGTGTCAATCTGATTGCCCTGCATAAAATCATACCATGTATTACTTGCATCCATAATTCTATATGGTTTATCTTTTGGCCCAACACCCAACTGATAACATACGCCAAGTACCGAATTGATATGAAAAATAAGTTCATCATCAAAATTAGTGTCTGAAGGTTCTATGCCAAGTTTTTTCTTTATAGAATTTAATATGCTATCCATTTTGAATTACCTCCAAGGGCATGTATCATTTGGTGTTCTCTCTATTGGTTTAGAGGGAACTAGTAAAGACCCATCGCCGTAATGAATAGCATTGTGGGTCGAGTCGATTGTCGTTATAAGATACTCTGGATTAAATAGAAAGTCTGATCTCTTAAGAATGTCTTCTTGGGAAATGGGGTTCATATGATGCACTATCAACTTTACTCCATTTGGAATCGGATGATCCTCACACCCAAGGTCATAGCCGCAATCTCTAATAATTACTTCTCTTCGAGCTTGTTTCCATTCGTGATCATGTTGGTATAAATTCTGATTAAGCCAACGATCAAATCCAAAAGTTTCAGAACCAACTTTCCCAGATAATCGAAGATACTCGAATCGCTCTTCAAAAGTCGGAAGCGTAATCAATTCAGTATAAGTCCGAATCATAATCTTCCTCCTCAGAGTTTCCACGATAATCTTTAAAAGCATTAATAGCATTTGCATAAAGCTCTTCAATTTTCTTAGCAGATTGGAGAGCTTCTGTCTTTGCCTTCATCAATTCGTTTTTCTTTTCCATAAGTTCAAGTTCTTTTCGTTCTTTCATTGAACCTAATCTTAAAAAATGTACAACCTCTTGAGAAGTTGCAGTTCCATTCCTAAGTCTTTCCTCAGCAACATCATATGCAAGGGAGATTAATTGATTCTCTCTTGCCTCAGGACTTGCTGCTGGACGAAATTTTTTGCTCGGAGTGGAAGATCCAGTAGACTTTATCCTTGGCATTCGTGAATTCACTCCCTGTTTTATTAAGTTTAAATATAATAGTGTATACTTTTAGGCACCTTTTAGAGAGAGCTAGGGTAATTTTTTGGAGGTAACTCTTGAAAGGAGCACATGGCAAAAACTCAGAAAAGAGAAAGAATATAAGCAAGACATGGAGGCCCACAAAAATGTGGTAGAAAAACCTAGCTCTCTTTAAAAAGTGTCTAAAAATATAACCCCCGGGGAATTTTTTAGGAGGCCCGCGATGCAGGAGGGGGGTGTTTTTTAGGAGTACCCCCCCTCTATGGTGCATTTTGGCAAATGGCATTAGTGGCAAAACTAATAATTTAATTTAAATTATTAAAAAAATTAAATTTGAACAATATTTATTAAACAATGAGAACAATTTTAATAGAATAATATTCAATCATGCAATTAAAATTATAAAACTTTTTTTCTTATAGTTTTATACAATTTCTTTAGTTACTTTTTTGTAGTTGCCAGTTAAATTGTATTTAAGAATTTCGTCAATTGCTTTGTTAATCGCAAAATTTTCATCTTCAGGAGTCAAATCACTTGAAGGCTTTGCAATTCTTGCTAAATAAGAACAAGTATGATAGCCATGACGTTCATCAAAGGCAAACCAGTCATCAAACTGAGTAAAGGGATCATAAGGATTATCCGCAGTAGTTAACATAGATACAATCATCACTATTTTCCTCCTTTACCGTTATTTATTTGATAACTCTTTATTTAGAGTAGACACAGAAATTCCTAAAGTATTGGCAACTTCTGCTTGAGTATAGCCATTATTTAAAAGTGTTTTAGCTCTTGCTATAGTTCCGGCGCTTAATCCTTTACTATTTCTCGGCGTCGCTCTTTGTCTAACATCGTCTAAATTAGTATACTTAAGGATTTCTCTAAGTGTACTATCACTAATTGCACCAGATTGAATTGCGTTCCATTCTCGATCAGTTATATTGATTGCAATGTTGTTGGGGTTATTCGGATTTCGAGACCGGGTACCTACAATTTGACGGGCCCTCTCTATCTCCTGGGACCGGATCTTCTTTTTGTCATCACGGTCCAGGTCTGGGTTGGCATCTATACGGGCTTTTGCTTTAACACTGGCTATTAATTGAGCTTGCCTCTCCAGAGGTGCATTCTTTTTAGCGATATTAAGTTTAGATTTTAATGAAGCACGTTCTTCAGCATAAGTTTCTTTAGCCGAAGGATTTTGCACAAGTTTTCCAGTATTAAATCTAAGTTCTTTTCTAGCTTCATTAGCTAAATTCTTTAATTTATTAGCATGAGATGCATAAATCTCTTCCATCATTGTTCCAGATGAAAGTTCTCTAGCATCTTCAGCTTCAGCCATTTTAGTAGACTTAGATTTAACTAAAGAATATCCACCATTTTTGTCTTTCTTGGTTTTGCCAGTGTCTCTGTAAACAACCTTTCCTTCCAAATATCTTTTTTGATCAGAAGGTGACATTAAATTAAAAGCACGGGCCTCAGTTCTATCATTCACATATTCGGGCGAGCTTGCTTTGGATATCAATGTGCTAGATCCTCTATTGGCTCCGCCTTGGTATTCAGCTTTAAGCTCTGCAATTCCATTATCAATAGCGGATGCTTTCCAATCGAGATTATGCTTTTCGGCATCAATAACAACCATTGAATGCTTAACTGCGCGTTCAATTTTTTCTCTACTTGCGCCTTTAATGGTCATATCAGTAATTAAATTAGAGATATTTCCCATTTGCTGCTGTTTATGGAAGCCATCGCCTTTACCAGTTTCTATTTCGTTAGGTCCCTTAGAATATCTTTCTGACGGATCGAATTTTTCTAAAGGACGATCATTCTTAATTTTCTTTCCAAAAGGAGAATTTGTAGGAATAACCGTAACAGTGTCGCCATCAAAGTCAGCTCCTGATAAATGCGCAGCTACATTCGCGTTAATACCAACAGCAGTTTTAGCATTTCCTAATATCTTTTTTCCTTCTTCGTTATTGTTATTAACTCGAAGTCTAGGTATTTCAAATATTCCGCCATGAGGATATCTTATTAATACAACTTCTTCACCATTTTCATAATTAGGAGCATAAATCTCATTATCCTTAAGCGAAGTAACTGGCAATATAACGTGCGCTGCTTGTCTAGGAAGCGCTGCTGCTTTTAAATGAACAGCCGCCGAATCACAGTCATCGGCAAAAGACTCAAGAAGCTTTCTCTTAATTGTTGGATTTGTTAATGAACAAATTTCGTCATATTCATTTTTCTTTTCTTGATACGTAATATCAAGCTGATGTTGAGCTAATGCATATGGCTGTTTCGACAAGAATTGAGAAGCTAAATTTTTAGACCATTTCTCCCAATCTTCATCTTCATTAACAATATTTAAAGCCCCTCGTTGATCTTTAATGGATGCTCCAAACGGATTCGAAATATCAATTTCGCCCGTTTGTTTATCCTTTTTCATCGGTTTTAATACATCCATTTTAGAAACATCGGAAGATTTATTAGTGTTAAACAGAATATCTATACCATCAGGCATATTTGAGCCATCATTATATACGGCCATACCTTTTAAATAGTGAGTTCCATCAACAGCAATTCGAACCTGAGCATATCTATTTTGTCCAAGATTCAAATCTTCAACGCCTTCACGAAGTTCAATGACACCGTCTTTGTCTTTTCCGCCATCTTCGGCATATACAATTTTAACTCTGTCTGAATTAATACTTTGAGGATTCTGAAATCTTTTTACAACTTCTCCATAATCCTCGAATTTAATTCCTTCCGGAGAAGATATCTTTTCTTTATTATTTGATACTTCAGAATATGGAACATCGTCTTTTGTTAATACCAAAACATTGGTTTTTTGAGTAGGATTACTGGCTTGAGGAACAGATATCCTATGAACTTTATAACCATCTTGTTCCAATAGTGCTAGCGCCGCTTTCATTTGCTCTGAAGTAACATTAAGCTGAAGGTCAACGCCTTCTCCAACATCCAAATATTTACGTTGTTCAACTTGCGCCTTTAATTCGTCCGCTAATATGCTCGCTTTATTTCTTCGGGCTTGGAAAGTTGGATCCAAATAATTTCTTACAGTTGATTCAGGAATTCCAAGTTCTCTAGATATTGCCATTGTGGAATTACCAGCATCTTTCAAAGCCTGAACCCTACGAATATCGTCTTTCTTTTTTTCATTTAAAGCAATTGTGTACATCGCTCGATATTGACCGGTGCTCATTTCAAAAGCTTCGGCTATTTGTTTTTGAGTAAATCCTTGCTTTTTTAAATCATTAGATCTTTGAAGAAAGTTGCGATTCTTACGAGGATTCTTTCCGGATCCCCAAGGATATCTACCAGAATGTCTTGGCGTTCCGTAATGATATAAATCGTCCATAATTTACGCTCCTTCTTCTTTAAATTTCGAAAGACGATCATCAAAATAGATAATCTTGTCCATAATTAATCGAATATCTTTTGGGTCCGGATTTTCGATAATTACATTGTCTGACTGATAAATTCTTAATTCTATTTCTATTTCGAATGGGTTCATATCATACTCTAAACAAAATAAAGCAGCGTAAATCATAAGCTGCTCCATATGAGCAGGAGTTACACCAGACTTTAAATCGTGGATTCTAAGAAAGCCATTTTTAAAAGAAATAGCATCAGCAGTTCCGAAACAATTATCTGAAAAATATAATGGTTGTTCTGGAGTCATCTTAAACCCAATAGCATCATTAACATACATGTTTAATGTTTTTTGGGATTTAGGAAGTTTTACTCCAAGCTCAATTGCTCGTTTAGCAAAATCATGAAGCTCGGTTCCTCTTTGAACAGCCAATTGATTCTGGAATGCTAATATCAATTTTTCTTCGTCATAATTTATCCAGTGATACTTAGACGCTCCGAGAAACGCGTGTTTTCCTACGAGGTCGTAATGCTTGTTGAAGTTCATCTAAAACCTCCTGTTTATTCTCGGGATAAATAAAACGAGCAAACGACATATTATTCGCTTGCCCAACATAAAAATCTTGATTTGGCTGATGCTCTTCATTTTCCGATTTTTTGCATTCTAGCATCGCCCATTTCTTTTTGTAAAAAATCGAAAGATCTGGAATTCCTTGAATATAATTAGGATCATTTTTTAAAACCATGCATCCAGGAAACATTTCTTTCAATTCTTGAATTAGTTTACTTTGAAACTTATTTTCTTTCATACTAACTCCAAATAAAAAATTAAAAGACATTGTCTTATTCCCTCTATTATAAGGGATGTTTTTTCCGCGAGCTTTTACGAAGATATAAATTTACTTTCATTAAAGTTTTGCTTTCTTTTTAATGCTCTTGATATTGCTAAATCTAATGGACAACTGGAACGAAGCCGGTAATAATATAAATCTGTATAGGGGGTATTCATTCTATCTATTCTCCCAGCAGATTGGACCATAATTTTATATGAATAATTTAAAGAGTAAAATATAATTGTATCTGTTTCTATACAATTCCAACCTTCAGCTCCAGCAAAATATTGAACCAAGTAAACCCATTCTTCGGAATCAGGTATTGGTTCGTGTTTATCGCCATTCCATTCTGCTCTTTTAACATTCGGACCAAAATCTATAGAACGCAAAATGTCTCGCTCATAATTGTAATTGTAAAATATAATTATTCTTGGATGAAGTTTTTGCAATTCTATTACTGCTTCTCTTCTTGTTGGGTCTGAATTAATTACTTCTCTAGCGACATAACAAAGTTCAGCCGCATTAGAAATGGGCATATCCTCAAATATGTTCCATCGACGAGCCATAATATCTTTGTATTTTGTTTTATCATATCCAACTTCAATGTTTAAATGATGAGAAACAGTTGGTTTCTTATAATCCATAGTAACTAAAATAGTATCTCGTTGTTTAATTAATCTCGTTTGGTCCAAATATCTTTCAACTTGAGGAAACTTTGCAAACCTTTTATAAACAACATGTCGATTAATAAAATCTGATTTATTCTTATAAAAACCATTAGCGATAAATACGGGCATATAATCCATCCAAGTATCACCAGGAGTTGCACTCAATAATATCCAATGATTATTATATGCAATCTTTAGAAAAGATTTAGTCCATGTTCCATAGCCAACGACACGTTGCTCATCAAATATAAAGAAAGCATTTTTTACATCTACATATTTTTTGATGTTGTTCCATGAATCAATATGTAATTCCATATCTTCATAATAAAGCGAATCTTCATTTGCAGATATCAAGAAAGGAAGTAATTCTTTTTCCCATTCTTTAGTATCTCTTTTTCTAGCGGTTGTAATAATGTAGAGATCTTTAGGATTTTTCATCGGAATATAATCCGACTCTAGCCCTAATTTAGTTCCATGCAATTCTCCATCGCATTCTTTGCAAAAATAATAAGCAATTGCCGTTCTCGATTTTCCGGAACCAACTCCTCCGCATAATATGCAGCCACTTGTTAATCGGTTCATTGCTTCTTCTTGATATTCAAATAAAGAAACAGACACTATTAATTCACATCCTCAAAATATAAATAGGGGCCATCATAATAGACAGCCCCTAAATACTTTTATAGTTTGTTTAAAACGGATACTCGTTATCTTCTTCAAGATCTCTATATTTCTTTTCAAACTCGTTTTCAACAATGGTGACATACATATTTTTTAAATATGCTTTAATACCACTTTTTCCACTGACTTCCCAATGCGAAGGATTAATAATCAGATCAACATTTTCAATTTCGGCATAGTCGAGAACCGAAACACTATCTTCATCAAGTCGAGTTTTCTTTCCTCCAGAAATAAGGAATATATTAGGAGGATAGTTTTCAAATGCAACTGCCACCTGAATATAAGGCTGAGGAGGATCATCCGGATCTCTAGGATTAAGATACTTTACATTCCAACCATCATCCTTAAGATTTTTAGCCTGCTCCTCATCAATAAGCAAACAGAAATTCCTTTTTCCTTGCGGATTAAACTTACTTTCTTTTCCAGCAAAATTTCTAAATATAATTCTTGCGTTTTCAACCGAAATATTAGGAATTCTTTCTTTAGCCATTATTAATAGCTCCTTTCAAAATATAAATTAAGATGCAAACGCTTCGAAATCCCCATATTCAGAGATGGAAGCAATTGCATCATCCACCATCGCCGCATAATAACGACGATCAATATCTTTTTCTTTTTCTAAAATTCTGACCATTTCAGATTCTAGCCAACGATATCCTTTTGTGCCCGTAGCCGCATTATACTTACCATCTTTTTCTCGCATAAGAAGACCGCCGCCACAACCAGGCTTAATAGGACAGAATGAACCAGCTTTGCCAACAAAATGATAATCATGCTCACCTTCGGGCAAATTCTCATTCATATCCAAATATAATGCAGATGTGACAGTCTTTGTCTCGCAAAGATCTCTAAACTCAATAGGCTCTTTACTAAATAAAGTCTTGAACACATAAGGGACCTGAAATTGCGTACCAGTCGCAGTCCATTCTCCATCATGTTCGCCACCTTTATACTTAGCAATATAAACAGCATCATTAACTAGACACATTTTTTCATATGTAGCTTCATGCTCAAATGTATAACCATATTGCTTGCCATAGTCCATAACAAACTGAATTATCTCCGGTGTTGCATTAGGAATCTTGATACTATCAGTCTTAATATGCGCTACTGTAAATCCGTGTGCCTGAACCTCATGCTTGAGATTGATCATAAACAAAGCTCCTCGCTTTGCCACAATATTATCTTTATTTCGAGGATCTCTAAATGGATTCTCAAAATTAGCAGACGTCAATCCATACACACTATTAATAGCAATCTTAAGAGCATAAGATAATGCTTTTGCTTGTTCACTACTTGTAAGATACTTAGCAAGCTTTCCGCCAAACATTTTACCTGCCGCTTCAAAGTCCTTATGCTTAATATAAATTCGAGCTTGCTTAATATCGCTAAAATTCTTTGTATATGGACCAAACAAATTCAAGCACTCAATGGATGTTGGATGCATACTAGCAATATCAAGCAATGCTACATTTTCATACATGCCCGGCTCAGAATATACATAACCACCCTCACCAGTTTCTTCTCCTCGATAAGTACTTACTCCATGGTCAAATTTATAACCAGGAAATATCTCACTTAAATCGGTGTATACAAATTGCGACTGTGGCTTCTTATCTGCGCCAAATATAATTCTAGTAGTATGCTGATTAGTAGTGGAATTAACGCTTAAACCGGAAATGTCCGCCAAGATCTCTCTTGCGATGAAATCTTGTTTTCTAGCGTTAAAGACAGCTTCAGTTGCAATAACATCGTTGTCACAGTACTCTGCGACTTTTGTCCATAATTCTTCTGGAACTGGCTGATCCCAGGGCAGTCCAAGTTCTTGGTGATGAATATCAAGTTCAATCTCCCACTTCTTTAAACTTTGTTTAGTGCTGCAAAAGTCATACACATCTGTATAAGACAGATTATATGCTTCTGCAAACATTGAATTAGGACTTCCAGCAATAATTCTTTGAGAAAGCTCATAAAGCTGTTCATTAGAATATCCAAGAATCCTTGCATAAAGAATATGATTGTCATATCTTCTGCAATTAAATCCAACAAGTTTAAATTTGAGAATATCTTCTATTTCGTTTGGAGTGGGGTTTATCATACGAACCACCGGTACTCCTTCTCCAGCTTTCTTCCAGTTCACAAGAAATAGATTAGGAAATACTTCAACATCATAAAAGACAAGAGCTTCTTCTGAAGAAATATCTTCCGAAGGTTCGTCAGATTTAAACTGCATCTTATTAACTAATTTAATGCAATACTCCGCATTGTGAGAACTTTTTGCGGCAAATGCTAAAATTGCGGGTCTCATATCTGTTACATCATAATGCAGTCCGCTCTTATATGCATCTTCGAGAATCTTAAATATAAAGTCACAACTGGGCTTTGTTGCACAAGGTTCATATTCTTTGTTTAAACTTCTACGAATCATTGTGCGCAAAGCTTTCTCATTCTTGATAGCCTCAAAGTTTACCATTTTATCTTCTCCCTTCAAAGGCAAACCGGAGTTGAGCTTCGCTATCGGTAAGGAATTGCATTTTGTCAAAAGTCTTCTGAGAGATGACTTCCCCGTAAATACTTTTACTTCGATTCCATCCTCGTAAATACGGCTTAGTTTTGAAGAATCTCCACCGGTGTAAATATAATGGAGATGGATCCCATTTCCGCTTTTGCTTAATTCTGCATAAGTAGGAGGGAACTTTTCTGCAGCGGCTATATTTTTCTCTAATGACTTTTCACCACTTTCATCTTTTAAATCAAAGTCTATGACAATGTGCTTATTAGGGACTCTAACATAATGGAGTCTATGAGTGTCCAAATCCGATAAAATGCTGCTTGTGCTTTCCCATTTTTTCTTAGGAGCGCCGGATACCTCATCAGCATATTGCGCTGGGCACGAAGCCATCTCAGCATCAAATATTGACTCCTGTTGCTCAAGCTCAAGCCAACTTCTGCTATTGTGAAGCAATCCAGTCTCATTAGAGCCTTCGGATGGTCCGGAATATCCATCTGGTATTTCATTCTCTTCCTCCAATCCAAATTTACTTAACTTAAGTCCACTATAATAATTCCGAACTTGAACACCATTATTATCTTTTGTCCTTTCATCGAAATGCCTAAAATAATTTTTCAGTTCTTCTTTGAATACCCGTTTACTATATGGATATGGAACTTTTGCTTCATCGCAATATTCCTTATAAAGAGTCCAAGCTTGCTGAAGAGTAACTCCGTCTTCTTTACGAAAATCGAACAGATTTTCTTCCATAAAGTTATAGAAATCATTAGTTGCCCCAAGCATACTTTTAGGAATATAATTTTCATAATATTCCTTATCCTCTTCATAAACCTGTTGGCAATGATAAGCAATTGCTCCGAGTTCAAAGTTTATCTGCTTAATTAATTGATTATACTTTTTTAAGCTAAACTTCTTTTCTGTAGGACTCACATCAATAAGTCTTCTTATTATTCCAGACTTGCTATCTGTGATTTTAACAGGCTTATTTGTTCCCATAAGCAGTATAGAATTAAAACGAGTAGAATATAATTTTGAGTACTTCTCATTAACTGTCATCACTTCATGAGAAACCAAACTATTGAGTCGAGTATTGTCCTCAATTCTACTAAGATCTCCATCATGCTGAATTGCGACCAAAGGATTATTCTTAAATGGCTCTAATGCAAATGCATCTGTCGCAGATCCAAGAGCCTTCGCATCAAATACGGTATAATATCCTTCAAACAATTTCTGAATGATGTTTAGTATTGTTGACTTGCCAGTTCCTGCAGATCCATAAAAGACAAGAAACTTCTGAATATCTTTTGACTCGCCTGCAACTATTGAACCTATAGTCCATTCAATCTTATGTCTTTCCGGAGGAGAATATAATGTTCCTACGAGTTCATCCCAAGCACTGATGTCTCCTTCTTCGAGAGCATACGGAAGTCTTTTAGAAGCATAATCTTCTCTACAAATCGGACTATTTGCAAATATCAATTTCTCATCAAGATTATGAAAGTTATCTCTCATTTGCTTCTGGCAATACTTATGCCATTTGTCGATCATTCCAGTATCGCCATTCCACAAATATAAAACCCGGGCATCACTCAATGAAGGATTATTTTCTTTATACCTGTCAAGCTCTCGATCAATTAAGTCCACAACATCATCTTGAGACTTAGACCATAATCCTACACGATCATCCCATATAGCGTAAAAATCTCCGCCACGTATCATCAAGTCTTTTGATGCCTTAGCAACAAATACCGGATAGATTTCGACGGGTCCACCTTTTTTAGGGTTTCTCCATGTGATTTTTAGAAAATCCACATGTCAACCTCCTTTCTAGACGATTTGCCTTAAAATATATGCGATGACACTTTTTACACTTTTTTTGCCTACCTTTTATATATAAATTAATTTTTCTGCGCGTATAGGGTGGAAAAAAAAGTGTCATTTCTGTCACAGAAACCAAAAATTACCAATTTTTTTCTCAAATCGTCCCAATTTTGCAACAATTCACCACAAATATTTACTTCTTAAAAAATAGTTCAATTGATACCAAATTTCGATTTTTCGCATATCTCGTCCGAAGCCTTCTATAAAAAATAAGCCACCATAACCGTCTTTATCGTACTTACGATCTAAAAAACGATCCATAATTTTATCAAATTCCACGGAGTCAAAATGCCAATCATCCAGACGATCCAGACCTAAATTTTCAAACATATCCCAGAACCAAATATCAATTCGGTTACCTTCATCAGGATCATACATTAACTCATTCTCACATCGTAATGCTAATGCAGCCATCATTTCTAAAACTGAACAGGGGCCACTAGCACTTGCTGGCAGCCCCATTTCGTCTCTATAAATATCTCTTAGAACTTCGCCATCTTCAGCCCGATTTATGTCTGTAGGAATAATCCATCTGAATGGCTTTAAATATAATTCTTCTAATACTTTTTGATAAGAATCACGAAGCGACTCATCAGAAATAACCATTGCTGAGAGCCATTCTAAATATGTCAAGAATCATCCTCGGGGATTATGGCAAACGGTCTATGCTGCCGAATAACTTCGTAATCTGTACTTACTCTTTCATTACGAATATAGACTACATCTTCCTCATATTCCCCAAATTTATTTAATGATTCCATTCCGATTGTGCCGGAAATATCATCAATAATTTCATCAGATATTTCTTCACAAAGAATGCCATCATCATAATATTCTAAAGTGATCTTATCAAAAAATGGCTGCTCATTTACAAACTGATCAGGGGAAATCGTATAAGGATCTGAAAGACCTTCTTTAGGAGGAGTAGTGTCTATTGTTTTTTCATACTCTTCTTCAAAATCTTCGCCTTCATCAATGCCATTATGAATATCTTTTGGGTTGGGCGGATTGGTGAAAAGATTATGATTATAGCCTTCTCCTTTTGAAATTTTATCATAAGAAATCATGTTGGCTTTTCTTTGATTAAGTTCGTCCACAACATCCTTAGGATTGGCAAAAGGCTGATTTTGAGATATATGAACCGCTTTAGCTGAATATTGCTCCTTAAAAGCCGCTACTTCCTCTTCAATTCGCTTTTCTGCTTGCTTGCTAACAATGAAGTAGGTGACTGCACAGCCAACAGCCACCCCTCCAAGAAAATATAATACCTTAGACATTCATATTACTCCTATCTTATCGGTAAACATTTTATGGGTTTGTATCCATTTGGGAAATCAAATTCGTCTTGCCTAGTTCCACTCCCTATAGAATCCAGGCCAAAACTTCAAATCATATCCCAAATAACCCCATCACAATTAAAATTCAAATGAATATTCTTTCTGCAAAGGTCGCTATCGAGCTGATAATCGCGATAAAATGTGTCCCAATATCCAAAATCTACATAGTCGTCTCCGCATCCTTTAACCCAGCCACAAACGGCACCGGCGGGAGTTCTCTGCATGCCAAGAGCATCAAGAACTTCATTAAGGAAAATATGGCCACGAGAATTAAGAAGATCATTTGCCCAGTTCTGAACATTACGGAGGGCAATTTCACTATGATCGGGGTTGGGATCCCATAACATAGAAGTGTGCTTATTGAAATCAAATTCATACGGAGACTTTTTTGTATTATCACCAAGAACAACAGAGTTAGTCTTCTTTGTTTCTACAGTGCCATCATCATTTTCAATTTTAATATTCTTCTCGGTATGACCACCGGCCATAATAATACGTTCGGCCTCTTCGCCTACACTCGCTGCAACACGCTTTCTATAAGCTTTAAACGCCTCATCAAGGCCATGATATGCGGCAAGTGTCCCCATATATCTTTTCTTTAAAACGCCATGAGAAGCCAGAATAAAGCCTACAGAGGCCATTGTGAGGCCAATAGTCGGAGCATACAACTTAGTAAACTCCCAAGCAGTCTTAGAATAAACTCTAAACGTTACTTTCTTAGGCTCAAGAATATGCCCAGCCTCAATTTCATCCTGGAGAATATCCAGATCATTCTGTGTCTCCTCAACCAGTGCATCTACCTTACGACTGGCGAGACAACCAGCCACGATCGCACCAATACCGCATGCAATACCCGCTCCCAGAGCCAGTTCGGGAGAAATCTTACGAAGTTTCATAACCGTCTTCATACCGGTGGTCTTAACAATGTCAAAATTAATACTCATTGTAATCATGTTCCTTTCATTAAATATAATTATTCAAGAGTTACACAACGAGGCAATTCAATAATATAACCTCTGGACGGAGAACCAACTACGCGAGCTCCTCGCAGATCAGTCCATCCGTATTTATTATCTGTGAAGCTAGTGCTAATACCAGCAAGATCATAAAAATCTGCTACACTAACTTGCCTGTATTCTGAATTTAAAATTTCAATCATGCCGTCTAGAACCGATTCGGCATCGGCACGGTTATCAAATACTACATCTTCAAAATTATGGGCTATTCTAGAGCGATTATAAGCAGGCATACGCTCTTTTCGTTCTCCGGAGTTAAAATACCCTCCGTAATTGATTTTAGAGCCTGTAATGCCTCCTGAAGGCTTCCTAGGACGTCTAGAGGCTTCTCCAAAGAATATCATACTTACTGCGGAGTTAATAATGTCCGCAACATTCTCTTTAATCGCCGGAATAACAACATCATAAAGAATATAAGTTTTCACATCTCCAACATCTTCTGTGAAAAAGGTATCGGCGAATCGTCTGAACAAACTTCGCTTTCGTTTAGATGTAGTGCCTGTGGCAACGGCTTCAATTTTGGGTCTTTCGGCTTCTAAAGCCTTTTGCTCGTTATACTTATGGGAATTAGGTTCAAAATCATTAATTTCCATGGCAAAAAGAGAAGAGGCTGTTTAAGCCTCAACTCCATCCTCCTTTACTTTTTCTTTTAAAATATCAACATTTTTCTGGATTTCATCCTTAACTTCTTCGACGACTTCCACATATTCATCGATTTTACGATCAACATAGTCTTCAATTTTCTCTCCGACGAATCCTGCAATAATACAACTTCCTACAGCCGTTACCGCCTTATAAACGATACTGATCTGCTTAGGCATGACTGCTGCTACGACACCGCCGATCATAATACGAACACTATCTGACGCAACCATTTTTGTGCCGGCTCGAAGAATTTTCATTCCATCCATCTGATTTGTCTCCTTTCAAGAAATATAATAGAGTCCATTATAGAAACTGTATTTTAGACGAAGCTCCTTTCAACAGGTACCTTCAAAAAAAAAAATAAGAGGCCATGATAAATATCACAGCCTCTTAGCCTCCAGTTTGTTCTTCAGTTTTCGGTGGGTTCTTCCGACGAGTCTTCCGTAGAAGTTTCATCCAGGTCAGTGAACTCAGCATCGACGGTCTCGGGCTTGGTCTCGTCCTTAGATCCGATCACAGCCAGGCTACCGATCACCAGTAATGCCCCTGCAGCAGCACAGGCGATGGTTTCGGCGGCATTGATCAGAATCTTCTTGACTTTTGCTTTGCGCTCGAGCTTCTGCTCTTCCGTGAGTTCAACCTTTTTCTTCATTTTAATGATCTTCGCCATTGGTTATTTACCTCCAAAATATAATTTGTAGAACATACTGTTCTATTATAGGAACTGTATTTTTTGCGATTTAATAGACGTTATAATCCCAAATCGGAGTCACATCATAAGTAATGAGATTATAAATTTCCTCATTTGGCTTATCTACAACAGAAAAGTCAACTCCAATATTGTCGCCAATCTTTTCAAATCGCCATCCGAGCTTTTCTCCAATATCGACAGAATCGCATCCTAAATATCCAAGCCAAGTATTTAAAGAGACCGTCATGTCGATATTGGACAACATATCAGCATTAAGGGTATTAATGGCTCGTCTTACTGCTTCATAACTACTTCGGAACTTCTGGCCGGTGATCGAGTCCATAAACAAAATATCACCTTTGCCGGTATGAATGACTTTTTCTTCAGCCAAAGGAGGAGTATTTAAGATCTTTTCTTTATTAATTTCGTCCTTAACCTTCCGAAGATGCTTTTCACCATCTATTTCAATAATTTTGTCCTCAAGTTTTCGGAGTTTGTCTTCAGATATACTGTATGCCGCCAAAGCCGCAGCAGTTCTTCCAAGACTAATCTTATGACCCCAGAATATAATTCCCGCTCCGCCAAGAGTCATAGTAGCCGTCTTCCAATAATGCCGAGCAATAATACTGGTCTTTTCCTTCAGATACTCCTTATGACTAAGTTCTTCATCCATTTCGAGAATATCAAGATCACTCTTAGCCTTCGGAGCTTCTACAATAGTCACCACAACTCCACCGATCATCAGACCGACGCCGATAACCGTCAGAATCGTGGGAGAGTGTTGAGATGCGAACTTAGATATAATTCGCATTCCGTTCTTAATTTTTGAGAAATTCATCTGCTACATTCTTCCTTTCAATAGCATTCATGATTCGCGGAGCGCAATTCGGACAAATATCATAGTTTTTCTTTTTGGTGTAGACGACCATAGCCGGTTCATCATACTCCGGGAAATCCAAGTCAATAGGATCCCTAAGAATTGTCACAACTCCGCATGAGTCACATCGATAACACTTTGCCATTTTTATCCTCCAATCTCGGCAATAGATTCCACAAAACAATTATAGTAGGTATAACGTTTTCCTTCGTAATCAAATAGCACGTATCCGCCCTGATTATCTTCCAGATCAATTTTTCCTTCGTATTCGGCGATCACATTTCCATCTGCTGTATAAATAGTAATATGCCGATTAAGTCCATTCGCCAATTCTGCTTTTTGATCTGTCAGTGCTCGGATTCCGGTTGCTGTGCTGGTATGATACCAACGACACGCGCCGTAAATTCCAGCAATTAAAGCAAAAGACACTACGAGGCAAATCGCTCCGACAACAGGCTTGTCATCATCCACAAATAGGCAGAATACAAAAATACCCAAGCCTAGAACACAAAGTGCAAGGAAAATAAATAGGATCCAAGTGCTAATAGTCATTTAAGAAATTCTCCTTTCAAAAATATAAAGAGACCCGATTTCTCGAATCTCTTCATTAAGCAGACTGTTTTTCTTGCGAACGACCTTTAGACAACCAGAGCATTTTCCGCTCGTTGATTGCCTGCTTCTTATCGGACTTCATCGTACGGTTGCGCTTAATAAGGTTTCGGCGTTCTTTCCTCCCGGGATTTTTTCTCATAAATATCAATCCTTTCTAATTCACATTTGTATATTTTTGAGTATCAAGATTAATTGACATTAGATGGTATCCATTGGCTAATAGCGTGTCTAATCTTGAGTCTACGATTGGAACCATTATCCGTTCAATCTGAGGATTATATGCGGTGATTGCGGTTCCAGAATTGGACGCGCAATATCTTGCTAAAACAAGTTCGACGTTAACCATATTTTACAAACTCTCTGAGAAATCATATGGCTCAATCGGATAGCACAAAGTAAGACGATCCTCGACCATATCAATACAGATCTGAATAGATCCTCCACCGCGAATATAACTTGAATTCCAGCAGAAAGTGTCATCAATAAACCATCCAAAATGTTCGCCTATTGATTTATTTGCCTTACCGCCTAAAAGATTAATCAGCGAATTGTACTCGACTGCCTCAGAGTTAAATAGCCATCGGTTTACTGTATTTTCAGCCCACAAAATATCAGTCTGAGAGATGTTGAGATACTGCTTTGTATACGGATCCCAGACTTTCATCTTTTTTTCGGGTTTTTCTTCCCAAGGCGGTCGTTCCTTATCTTCTTTAGCTTCTCGGATCTTCTGTTTTACTTCATCGACTTTATCATTTCCGAATTCTTCTCGGAGTTTCTTTTCCAGATCTTCAGCATTTGCTTTATACATCAGAGCGGCTGCGGCAAGAGCTCCTTCCTTAGACAGATGCCAATGATTTGCACCAAAAATGCAGCCCATTGTCAGAATACCTGAGGCGGCTGCAGGAATATAATTTTTCCACTGTTCTTTAGTGACTTCTTTAACCGTATCACCAATAGGCTTTTCGGTATCTTCTTCGAACAGGATCTTTTCGGCCACATCGCCAATCAGCTTTCGATCAGCTCGATGCACCAAATATCCAGTAACTGCTACTCCAATCATAGCCACACCTGTTAGAATAGAAGGCCCATGCTTGATCATAGTATTCTTAACGACATTCAGATTCATTATGTCAGTCCTTTCAATCGACAAATATCCACTCAGGGTTTTTGCATTCAGGATTCAGAGAAGAGACCGGAAGAATAATTTCAGCAGAAAGCAATCTTTCTTTTGTATAAATAGCATGATTTTCATATTCAGCTTCAATATAATAGCCATTTTCATGCTTTCTAAGTCTTCGAATCACCAAATAATCCGGAAGACAATGACCGTGTCTAGTGCTAAAATTATTATGGTAAAATCTCTGGCCAGCCTGAAGATTATAGTGATGCTCGCCAATTCCTATGTCAAATATCATTCTCTCCAATTTCCGGTTCCTCCTCATGACTATTTAGTTTGCTAATTTCTTCCGGATCAAACTCCCAGAAATATGTTACGATTTTTCCATGGCCGATATCAAAATTCTCAGGCTCGAATCGATCACGATGGTTAAAAGGATCATCCGTAATAGCTCCATTTTTGGCATGGTCAGGATCTATACAATGTTTGCAGTCTCCGCCATTTAAATGACATCCAGGAGCTTTTGCACAATCTTTTTTACCATCACAGAGATAAAAGAGCATATCTCGTTCCTCCCTAATTCCAAATATCATTTCTTTTCCTTAAAATTGATGGGCTTATGGGAATCCTCATTACCTCCAGATTCGAGACACTCATCGCAAGGCATGTCCGTTTCCTTGACTTCAGAATATAAACAACGAGGGCAATAATACTGAAAATTTACTTCTTTATTAATCATCGTTTTTCTCCTTAGGCATAAAAGCTATTCTTACAATTTCTCGTGCAAAAGACTGAGTAAGTTCAAATGCCTCATTTTGGCTAAAACCCGCTTTTAGATTTGCCTGGTAATATACAAAATTGATTTCTGCCATAGAGCCAATAGCATTCAAGACTCCATTGATCATTTCTTTAGGGTCTATCGTCATTCACTCCTTTCAAAATCCATCCTTTTTTATTATCCGGATCCTGACTAAACTGAAGTACTTCATTAGAATCCAAATATAAAGTAATTCCCCCAGTCTTACGGTCACCCTTGTATTTTACAACATGGGGAACTAACCAGGGGAAGTGCTGCTTAAAGAGTTCATAAAGCATAAGAGGCGGCATTAATATCCCTCATTTCTTAAAGGATCAGCGAAATCTGAAATATCTTTTTCGATTTTGCGAGCGTGGCAAGCCTTAAGGATGTTGGTATCAACATATATAGAATTGTCTCCTTTTATATTGGTAAGTTCTACGACATAGCAATCACCACTTTTCTCGATGCTATACCGTTTGACTTTTGCACGAATAGTAAACTCGATTTCATCGCCAATATCAAACATTGTCTGCATTATCGCATTCCTCCATCGAAGTTCACATTGTATCCAAGAGCCATAAAATTGATAAAAGCATCATAACAATTCTTACAAATATCACGTCTAGGACTTTGAGATCCAAGATAGACAAAAGTCTGAATCATATAATGCTTTTCCCCAAGCTTCTTACCACATCTAGCACATCGGATTTCCATTAAATATCATCCCTTCATATTAAGTCTAGTAACCTCGCACTTTTCCAGAAGAATAGCCATCGCCTGATTTTCATTAAAGCCCGCAGCAATCAGGCCATCATAAAAATATCTATACTGATTAGCAGCCTGATAAGCGCTGTCCTTCTTATCCGCTTCCAGATACTCCTGGCGCTTCGCCTCAATTTCATTCTCGACCTTAGTCTTGTAAGCCTGAAGCGAAGCCTCTGCCTGAGCCTGTCTTTCCTTAGCAAAATTCTCGAATTCAATTTCGTTCTGAGTCTTAGCCATTTTATTTTCCTCCTTAATATTATTAACAATTTCATAAAAATATCTAGCAGCGTCAACTGCGTCATCATGATACCCGTATTTGCTGTTCTTTATTATTTGATTGTAGAGATCCTCATTATGACGGGCGGCATCAAGTTCTTTTAGAACTTTTCCATAAACATAATTCCTAAGTTCAAAATCACTAGCGGGCATAGTAAATATTTCATTTATTGCCGCAAATTCCAAATCCACTTCAATCTTAGTTTGCTTAGCAATATAAATGGAGAGAACAAAGGCATTTCGTTCGTAATTTGGTTTGCAAAACATCTTCCATTGATAGCCATCGGAAATAAGATGTCTATGCGTCAATTCAACGTATATGTTATCCTTGAACGTTTGTGACATAAGAAATTCTTCTACACGATGATCATTTTGATTGCAACAGGTCAAAAAATATCACCTCATTTCCAGAATTACATTACTAGAATGCGTTAGATAAGTGATCCCATCAATTTTTACCTGGATCATATCACTTTGATCATAGTCATTCCACGAAGAAACTTTTCCTTCAATAGTGGTCCCATCTGGAAGAAATATAATTGCATAATTAAATTTGTAGTCAAGGTCAATGATCTGCTTATTATAACCACAGGCAGAAAGTGCAAATATCATAGCAAGAACAAGAATAATCGCAATAACTTTCTTCATAATATTTTTCTTTCTAAATAAATATGTATGGACCATTATTTGCATATAAAATTGCAGAGATTTGATTACTTTGTGAAGCTTGAGCCAACAGACATTGTTCATAGGCTATCTTTTTTCTAAGTCTCTCAATCTCTAATTCTATTTGCAAATTTGTTCCCAGATCAATATGCGATCCACAATATTCACAATTTTCAGATCTAAGAGGCGCTCCGCAGTTTGGACATTCAATCGGCTTAATTTTCTTGATTGTTTCCATTATTTGCCTGCCACTTCCTCTCGTTCACCATTTTGCGCTTCTTCAATGATATATGCTTTAAGTCTTTTTGCTTCTTTCGGGTCAGATATGAATGCATCAATCAATTGATTTAATGTAAGCCCAGTTCCAGGGTCCTCCCTATTTAATATGTCTTCACCTTTCATGCCTCGCCCTCCTCTACGCTAAAATGCCTACAATCAATCGTCGGATGAACGACCGGAATGAGTTGTATAACTACCAGTCTTATCTGAAGGTTCTTTAGAAAGATCAGGCGGAATGTATCCTCCAAAACCTGGCCCAAACATTGGGTTACTCCAAAGTTCTTTAATATAGTCATTTTTTGTTAATTCCGCATATGCTTCGGCAAGGATCTTAATGTCACTAGCAGAAATATCAGGATTTTCCAACTTCTTTTCAATGCTTTCTTTAATCTTAGCTTTAAGTCCGTCCATAGGTAATTCCTCCATATTAATATTTTCAGATTTAAATAGAAGACCAAGCAGTAAAACTATCCAAGGGTCCATTAAACTTCCTCCAAAGTAATAATCTCCGAGTAAGGAAGGCTCTTGATCCAGTCGCAGAAATCATGCCACTCATCGAGCTTATGATCCTTACGCTTAGGATAAATACCAGCCAGAACCTCATAATTCAGCATAACCGTCCGGCGCTGATTATAAGAGCTCGGAAGAAGCTGGATCATCTGCCACCAGTAACGCTTATCTTTGGTTTCGAGGAATTTTTCTCTGCAAAGATTAAGCATATCGATTGTGGTATGAAGAACCCCAACCGGAGAAAACCCATCACCATTATTATTGTAAATACTAATTGGCGTAGTAATTCCGTTTTCATATCTCTCTGCTAATCTCATAAGATGCTCGCTACTAAAATCGTCTTCCGTAAATTCTTTACTATGGATCTTATGCATCGTGCTGCAGGAGTTAGCGACCGTACCAACTTTATAGGTATCAAATTCCTTCCACCAATACAGAGGAGCAGTAATATCAACCGTCACCACGATCATCCGGCGATACTTGGCATCGACAGAACCAGCCTTGGCAAGACGCATCATAAGGTCCTGGTCATTGGGCCCAACTGCATAACAGAAATCACACTGACCTTCTTTTACCCATTTATAGTTTTCTTCATCTGGAGGAGTATTCCATTCTTGAATATCAAACCAGTCGCTATCAGACTTCTCCCACGAATTCATAGGATTCCGCATGCCACGAATAGCAGCCTCCCAACCAAGGACCTCAGTGTTTTCAAGTTTGATCATTTAGTTCTCCTTCCTGAACAAAATATCATTTACCAATCTCGTTTTTACTTCTGCATTGACTAATTCCTGGATCTCATCCGAATATGCCTGGAGTGCATCCGCGAAAGGAATCTGTTTTTCTGAGGCATATTTAAAGATTGCTCGAAGTTCGTCTTGAGTTAATTCTCTACGAATCTCATATCGCAAATGCCCAGAATCTCTTATTTCATGAATGCTGAATTCGTTCATTGTTCTCCTTTCTGTTAATGAAAAATAAAAGAGGACACTAAATAGTCCTCAGCTTCTCAGTTCTCTATATGCCTCTTCTTCTGTATCACAGTGGGCAATAATCTGATTGTTCTTGACAGCTATCCAGTGTCCTCCTTCCCATTTGACAAAGTCTTTGAAATCACCACAGTATCTTCTGTTTTGCAAGCGCCTCAAAATATCAGCATTTTTTACTTTCTTTTTTTCAGCTTCTTTTTGAGCTTGCGTTTCACAAAACTTCTGAAACTCTTCTAAAGTCATAAGTCTTTGCCTCCTCTACTATAGGAGTTGTAAAAGTGGCGAATTAGAGATCTTTTAGGATTTCTTTTACCGTGCTGGGATCAGCCTTTTCCGGATCAATATCAATATGAATAACCTCTTGGTTCAATAATTTGCTGAAGAATGGCTGAATATAAAATTCCGCTTCAATTCTCACATCTGGATGAGAGCGTACAAGTAAATATGGATTATTGTCAGCATAAAATCTTTCATCAAAATCTTGATGAATGCTAATAGATCCTGTCCCGAGTTTCATCAACTGAATATGCCCAAAATGATCTTTAACTTTAACAAAAGTTGGTCTAGAGACATCGAACGAGGCCCAATCGAGAAAGACTGAGCCACAATAAGGACAAATATCATTTTGTATAGGTGCTCCACAATTTGGGCAATTAAGAAGATCCTTCAAAATATCACTCCTTACAAACAAATAAAGATGAGTATCATTAAAATGAAACCCATCCCGAAGAAGAACTTTGCGATTTTGAAGTAAATGGTCATAAGGCCCATAAATATAAATAGAAGGGCAATAAGCTTAAGTAGAGTTAGCATTCATATCCTCCTCTATTCGCCAACAACCTCATTAACGATCTCATCAACCCGGCTTCTAGAAATATATTTTTTACATTTTGTTTTATCACAATTTTTCGGTTCATAACAATCAGGAATATTTTTCTTATTGCAACAGGGAATATGCGCTCCCATATCCTGCTCCCAAATAAAGAAATAGCAATCTTCTTCATAAGTTTTTTCTTTATGAGAACAATCAATTGCGGTATCTTTGAAATCAAACATTTTTTCTTCTCCATTTCTGATTGAAGCAAATATCATACATACTAAGATTGGCATCCAATCTTCTTTTTCAATCATTTAAGTCCTTCCTTATACACAGTTCCTCTGATCAAAATATCACCAGGTTTTGTATGAAAGCAGGTATTACCCCTTATCAAACTAATAATCGGGCAACAAGCAAATTGGTCGTCGAAAGTTTCAAAATTAGACCCAGGCATTAACATGCAGGCTCCTCCATACTCAAAATCTCTTTCAGAGCATTCTTCGCAGCTTTTTGGTTCATGAAGTTTCGGAAAATATAAACCCATTACTTCTCCTCCACATACTTAATCAGCCGATCAAGATAGAATCTCGTCTTCTTCAGATCCTCCAGACCATTCTTAAGAGGCCAACGCCAAAGATACTTCAAGCACTGACCAGTAAGCCAAGCAGCCATCGGATCATTCTGAGAAGTCAGCGCTGCGGCGATAGCGTCAATGCACTCAATTCCTCCGGCCGTATAATGTGCTGGATGATTGACGGGGTCATTTTTAGGTTTTTCAACCTGTTCGGAAAAAGGATAATCCGGCTGATTGCCAAGCTTTACTGCAGCATTCTTATAAATATCACAGCCACTGCAATCAAAATCTATAGGATAAGGGCAAGGATTTCCATTATAATTACATTTAATATCCATTATTTATTCCTCCTCTTCTTTACGCTTAAAAACGACAATAAACACTTCATGCGGCCTATCATTCCATCTATAATCAGTAAAAATGCGGTCAATTTCCCAACTGGATAATTGATTTACTGTCAATACCTCTTCGCCGCTTATCTCGACTTTGGTAAACGGAAATTCTGTAGGAGTTATTTCCGTGATAGAATGAGACTTTTGATTTGGTTCACTCCACTTTTTATCCATCACTCATCCTCCTCTGCCGGAATGACGATGGGAGCGTTTTCTATCGCAGATTGCGAAAAAGCATATTCTCTTGTCGCGTATTCGGTTGCCACTCTTTCGCATCCTTTTAACAGAGCATCCGCATCAATCAGCCTCCCATGCGGCGGGACGGAGACGGCCTTTTGCTTTCCATCTTGCCATCCTCCTCTAACATTATAAGAGAATGAACCGTCTTTCCTTACGGCTATCCACAATTCAAAATCTCCCTCTCCGGGCAGGCTCACATCTTGGATGTAAATTCCACTCATGCTCATTCCTCCTTCGGCGGCTGTGGTAGCGGCATTGTCCCAATGGCTTGGTATCCATCCTGATATTTTGTCCGTTGCAGATACCATCCCTCGCGTTTCAACTTTCTTATGGTATCGGCGTATTTGCTCAGTTCCTCTATAGTATCTGCGGCTTGCATAATATCTCTGTAAAACGATTCGCCGATTTCATTTCCGCTGTCTGCTCTGATTGCGGCATTTCTAAGCCGCTTTACCAGTTCGTCATCCATCACTCGCCCTCCAGCTCGACGGTGTTATATCTCTCATCGTTCCTCCACCCGTTGTTATAGGGCTTTACCATATTCATTACTAAATCCTTGCAGAGCTCCATGTAGTCTTTGAGCTGCTGCTCAGTGGGCTTTGCATCATTCCACCATTGGATTCCCATAAGTGTGTCACAGCCGGAGCAAGACCCGTAATCGACAAATGTCAGAAGATAGTCACTTTCAGACGGCTGGTAGCAATCCTTCGGGATGAGAAACATCAAAGTCCCTTGATAATCTCCATTGTCAATAGTAGTAATATTTTTCGCAGACCATCCATGCTCAAAACTCGTCAAGCCAGGATTCAGGATATGCGTAACCACAAGAGACAGTAGGTACTCGTAGTCGCATTTGTTCAGTTGCGTATCATTTCTCAGTGCTTCCTCAAGGCGCTCTCGGTTCGCGTCCCATTGGTCTTTACAGAATTTAATCATCAGTTTTCCTCCTTATTATTCTTATGCCCAATATTCCAGGCGATACTGCAGAGGCCCATAGTAATCAGAATTACGCAAAATATCATTTCATTTAATTCACCAGTTTTTAGCAAATTGATAAACTGGCCAAAAAACATTGCCAAGCACATGAAAAAAGTTAAACTCTCCAAAATATCACCTTCTCTTCATCCATATTTCTTTAATTGCCATAACACCTGCAGCGATAATAACAATTGGCCACAAGACAACAAATATCTTTGTTTCTTCTGGGTCTAAACTGTTCTCATCACCGCTATCTGGCGTAAGAATTTTTTTCAGTAAAATCCCAATAATGAAATAAGCTATAACAAGGCATGTGACTAACAGAATATTTCTATATAATTCCATTTTTTCTCCTTTACTGTTTAATACTTGAACTAAATATAAAGCCTTTTTTCACAAGGCAATGTTCTTCATAACGCATGAAAATATAATTCATAGCGTAGACATAAAGCCAATTCTCAGATCCTCGAAATTCCTCAATAGCTGCTACAGTTTCATGGCTTATGCCGATTGCCTCTGAAATATCAGTAAGACTGAGACGATGCTCTATCCGATAATTGGTTAATTGCTTTACTGCGATTTTGTAGGGACTATCTTTTGGGCTGATCTCCTTAATTTGCTTAAGGCGAAAGGTACTAGTTCGATTAGCTCTTGCTAAATCCCAAGAATCGAAAATATCAATCAAGTTCATCTTTAAGTCCTTCCTCAATTCCTTTCATAGCTGCAGTTCCAACTATCTCAACAAATTGTTTAGAAAAATTTTCATCAATTACTCGTTCAAAGGCTTTGTTAAGATTATCAATCATTGTTGCAGCCTGCTCTTCGCTTTTGCATTCACAAAGAGGATAAACCGAACAATAATTTAAACTAACAAGTCCAGATGTGCCTGTTAAAACATCAATCTTAACAGCAATTGTCGGTGTTGGAATACATGGATGGCGTATAAACAAAATATCAATGTGTTCGTACGTAGCAGATGCCATTTCTTGTCTCCTTTCAAAATCCAATTCGGTCAATTGTGTCACCTATAGTGCCTTCACTAAGATTCACACTTTTATTCTTAGGCTTCGGGTCTTTCCCCATTTTTTCCTTGAATTTTTTGTGAATCAAAATATCAATCGGCTCTGATACATAGTTGATTGCGTCATGAACTGTTGCACAAATTGCGTAGATTCCAATCCAATAAATAATTTTCATAAAATTCTCCTTTAAAAAAAAGAAAAGGCCCCAAGCATTTCTGCTCAGAGCCTTTGCCCTCCTTCCTATTAACTTATACGCTTAGCTTTCATGTTCGCTAGTGATCATCAGCCGGATCAGGTCATCCACGCCGTCTCCCAGATCATCGATCTTCTGATAGAGATCGAACAGCGTAAGAGCATCATACTCTCCACGCCTCTCGATTTCCTCCAGATCATCTTTGATCTCTTCGATGGCGGCAGCGAATTCGTTTGCGATCTCTTGCCAATCTCGAATAGTTTTTTCCATGATATAGCCCCTTTCATATTGTTAATAGGTTCTCAAGAAAAGGCCCCAAGCATTTC